CAAATAATGCTAAGGTCTCTGGAGCAGTTAGTTTATATTCTTCATCATATTATGTTTTAAACAGTGATTATAAAGTTTATATTTGTCTTCAAAATGGAACAAATCCAGAATATCCAAATGGAAGACCTTGTTTAGATGAACCAACATTTACAGATTTAGAACCAAGATCTGCTGGGTCCGGTGGTGATGGATATATTTGGAAATATCTTTATACAATTAAACCAAGTGATATTGTAAAATTTGAATCAACAGATTTTATGCCTGTTCCCCCAGATTGGGAAACAAGTTCTGACAATTCTTCAGTTAGGGATAATGCTGTTGATGGGTCAATTAAAATTGTTACTATTACAAATAGAGGCGTTGGATTAGGCACTGCAAATAGAACATATACAAGAGTTCCAATAAAAGGTGATGGTACAGGGGCAGAGTGTACAATCGTGATTAATAATGATAGTGAAATAGATTCTGTTACAATTTCAAGTCAAGGATCTGGATATACTTATGGAAATGTTGATTTAGTTTCTGGCAATGTTCCTACAGGAACAACTGTGCCAACTTTTAACGTTATTATTCCCCCACAAGGAGGACATGGATATGATATTTACAGAGAACTTGGTGCATATAATGCCCTCCTCTACTCTCGAATAGAAAATGATATTGAAAATCCCGATTTTATTACTGGTAATCAAATTGCTAGAGTTGGTATTGTAAAAAATCCCCAAGCATATGGAGGATCCTTATTAAGTTTGGATAAAGCAAGTGCTCTTTCTGCACTCAAATTAACTGGAATTGGTTATAGTGAAGCAATCTTCACAGCAGATTCTTATATTACACAAACAGTAGGAACTGGCATAACTGCAGTTGGTAGAGTTATTAATTATGATCAAAATACGGGAGTATTAAAATATTGGCAAGATAGAACTTTTGCTGGTTTTACTACAGCAGGTATTGGTATCACAAATCCAATTTATGGATTTGATTTATCAGAATTTACAAGTTCTCCATCAACAGGTGGTAGTATAGTTATATCTGGAGGAAATATTTCTTTATCAATTAGTACCTCATTTACTGGTATATCAACAGTAATAAATAATAGGACCTACTATTTTGGCCAATCATTTACAAAAGGCATTTCTTTGCCAGAAGTCAAAAAATACAGTGGTAGTATTATTTACGTTGATAATAGACCATCAATTACTAGATCGTCAAATCAAAAAGAAGATATTAAAGTCATTTTGCAGTTCTAACGAATTATGTCTCAACAAACTAATATTAATGTAGCTCCATATTTTGATGATTTTGATGCAAATAATGACTATTATAAAGTATTATTTAAACCTGGGTATCCTGTACAGGCAAGAGAACTAACTACTTTACAATCAATATTACAAAATCAAATTGAAAAATTTGGTCAGCATTTCTTCAAGGAAGGTTCTAAGGTTATTTCAGGAAATACTGCTTATAATGCTCTTTATTATGCGGTAGAGTTAAACAATAATTACCTTAGTGTTCCCGTTATTGCTTATGCAGATCAGCTTATAGGAGCAAAGATTACTGGACAAACTTCTGGAGTTACTGCAGTAGTTGAAAAAGTATTATCTCCAAGTGATTCTGAAAGAAACAACACAACCTTATATGTAAGTTATATTGGATCTAGCACTCAAGATAATTCAACAAAAGAATTTTCTGATGGAGAATCACTAATATCAAATATAACAATTACTTCAGGTCTTTTAGGAAATACAACTATTTCCGCAGGAACTCCATTTGCAACTACCATTGCAAATAATGCAACTTCAACTGGATCCGCGTTTTCAATTACAGAAGGTGTTTATTTTATTCGTGGACAATTTGTAAATGTAAACCCTGAAACATTAATTCTTGATCAATATACAAATAGTCCAAATTATAGAATAGGATTATTTGTCAATGAAGAAATCATTAATGCAGATGCTGATGAGGCATTAAATGACAATTCCCAAGGATTTAATAACTATTCTGCACCAGGAGCAGATAGATTAAAAATATCAGTCTCTCTCTTTAAAAAAAGTTTAAATGATTTTAATGATGATAATTATGTCGAGTTAGCCACTGTTAGGGAAGGTTTTCTTATTTCACAAAAAACAAAAAGTGATTATAATAGTATTGCAGATGAATTAGCAAGAAGAACATATGCAGAATCTGGAGATTACTATGTAACCCCTTTTGACGTTTCAGTAAAAGAATCTTTGAATGATGGATTGGGAAATCGTGGTATTTTTAATGCAGGTCAATTTACTTATGCAGGTTCTACTCCTTCAAGTGATTTAGCAATATATCAAATTTCTCCAGGAAAGGCATTTGTAAGAGGATACGAAATTGAGACTATTTCTCCTACATTTTTGGATTCACCAAAACCAAGAACAACAAAAACATTAGAAAATCAGGCTATAAACTATAATACTGGTTCTACTTTAAAATTGAATAGAGTTTATGGATCACCAACAATTGGAATTGGAAATACTTATGTTTTAAGTTTAAGAGATCAAAGAGTAGGATCGGCACAAACAACTGCACCAGGAAAAGAAATTGGTGTTGCAAGAGTTTATGATTTTAGATTAGAATCAGGCTCTTATAATACATCTAATACAAATATTAACCAATGGAACATTTCTCTTTATGATGTTCAAACTACAACTGAAGTAACTGTAAACGAAGCAATTACACTTACAATTCCAACTTTTGTAAAAGGAAATTCCAGTGGAGCAACTGGATTTTTGAAAGATGCAGCTTCAAATTCAAAGTCTTTAGTATTATATGAAACCAATGGCAATTTTGTACCGTATGAATCTCTAATCTTTAATGGATCTTTAACAAATAGAAGAGTAGCTACTGCAGTAACATCATATGGAATTTCTGATATTAAATCTGTTTATGGTATTGTTGGATCTGCATCCACATTTACTGCAGACACAGTTCAATCGACAGGATACACTATTGGAATAGCTACTATTAGTACATATTCTGGTGGTATTAGTACTGTAACAAGTTTAAATTCACAATTTCCTGGAACAATTATTAAACCAGGAAACTTGGTCCAATACACTGATTCTACTCTACCAAATAAAGTGTATGCAAAGGTAGTTAGTGTTGGTTCAACAGTAGTTACAATTACCAATGTACAAGCAGTAACTGGAGTAGCAAGTAGTATATTGCCATCCAGTTCATTATCAGTAACAGATTTTCAAATTCTAACAACAAATTTAGAGTCTTCAACTGATAACACACTTTATACAAAATTACCAAAAAATAATATTTCTTCTGTAGATTTAACCAATGCTTCTATTACAATAAGAAAATTATTTACAGTTAATATTTCTGGAAATCAATTATCAACCCCAGTAAGTGCAGGAACTAATGAAACATTTTTACCTTTTGACGAAGAAAGATATTCATTAATTAGATCTGATGGTACAACTGAAGTATTAACTTCTGATAAATTTACATTTATAAGTGGATCATCTCAATTACAAATTTATAACCTAGGTTCAAATAATACGGGAGCAACTTTAGTTGCAACTTTAACAAAATCCAAACCAAAAGCAAAGATAAAAAGAAAAAATAGAGTTAATTCAATTATAATTGATAAATCAATTTATTCACATTCAGGAATAGGAACTACAACTGTTAATGATGGATTAGTATATGGCAATTATCCATATGGAACAAGAGTTCAGGACGAAAAAATATCACTGAATGTTGCAGACATTATCAATATTCATGCAATTTATGAATCCTTAGATACATCCAACCCCTCAGCACCAACAATTGTATTATCTTCTATTAATGGACCATCAACAAAAACATCCGATTTAATAATAGGTGAAAAATTTGTAGGACAAAATAGTGGTGCAATTGGATTATGTGCTGAAAGACTTACAGATTCTCAAATTTCATTTATTTTAAAGAATCAAAGTGGATTCAAAGAAGGAGAAACTGTTATATTTGAAGAATCTAATGTCAGTGCTGTTATTACTACATTAGATTCACCAAGCTTTAATGTTTCCTCCAATTTTACTTTTGGAACTGGCCAAAAAGGAGCATTTTATGATTATGGATATATTACAAGAAAATCAAAAATTCAAGAACCTTCAAGAAAATTAAAAGTATATTTTACTAATGGTTACTATGAATCTTCAGATGATGGAGATATTACGACTACAAATTCATATAGTACATTTGATTATTCAAAAGAAATTCAACTAATTGATGTATCAAGAAATACTGATATTATTGATATTAGACCAAAAGTTTCTGATTATACTGTATCAAGTGGATCAAGATCTCCATTAGAATTTTATGGAAGAACATTTAATTCTTCTGGAAATTCTGCTGCTAATATTCTTGCATCAGATGAATCAATTATAACAACATTTTCCTTTTACCTTGGAAGAATTGATAGAATATATCTTTCAAAAGATGGAAGATTTCAAATTAAGTTTGGAACACCAGGAGAAAAACTTAGTCGTCCAGATGTTATAGATAATTCTTTAGAAGTTGCTGCTATAACACTTCCTCCATATCTTTATAATGTATCTCAAGTTTCAATTGAATTTTTGCAGCATAAAAGATTTAGGATGTCAGATATTAAGAAAATTGAAGATCGCGTTAAATCTTTAGAATATTATACAACTCTTTCGCTTTTAGAAAGCAATACCTCAAATCTATTTGTTTCCGATGCTCAAGGTTTGAATAGATTTAAATCTGGATTTTTTGTTGATAATTTTTCAACTTATTTGCCACAAGAAAATTCTGTTGAATTTAAAAATAGTATAGACCTCAAAAATAATGAATTGAGAGCAAGACATTATACAAATTCTATTGATTTGATACCTGGACCAGTAACTAATATAGATCCAACCAATGATTTGAAATTTTCTGCAATTGAGGGCAATAATATCAGAAAAACTGGTGATATTATTACCTTAGATTATGCTGAAGTTGAATGGTTAAAACAAACCTTTGCGACAAGAAAAGAAAGTGTTACACCTTTCTTAATTAGTTTTTGGCAAGGATCTTTAGAATTAACTCCAGCGTCAGACACATGGGTAGATACTGTTAGATTGGATGCAAAAATTATCAATGTTGAAGGTAATTTTGATTCTACAATGCAACTTGCGGTTAAAACACTAAATGTAGACCCACAAACTGGATTTGCACCTACTGTTTGGAATGCATGGGATACTGCATGGACTGGATCAAGTACAAGTTCAAGCACAAGTTCATGGACTGAAACATCCACTTCAAGTAATCAATGGAATGCAGGTGGTTGGATAAATGGTGGAGAGGGAGCGGGATCACTTTTCCAAACAGATACAACTACAACTACAACTTTTCAAGAAACAACCACTACAACAACTTTAACGGGAACTGCATCAAGAACAGGAACCACAACATTTGTAACAGAACAATTTGAGAATACATCTGTTGGAGATAGGGTTGTAAGTAGAAATATTATTCCTTATATGAGATCTAGAAATATTGAATTTGTTGCTAAAAAAGTAAAACCATTAACACAACTTTATGCATTCTTTGATGGTGTTGATGTTACAAGATATTGTGTACCCAAACTTCTTGAAATCAGTATGATTTCTGGAACATTTCAAGTTGGAGAAAAAGTAAGGGGCATGGCTGCACAAACAGGACTTGGACCAAACCCACAAACACAACGTCCATTTATTTCTTTTAGGGTTGCTCAATCAAATCACAAAGAAGGTCCTTATAATTTACCCACTATTACCTACCCACAAAATCCATACACAAATCAAGTATTGCAACCCACCTATTCATCCACTTCCAATATTTTAAACGTTGATACTTTTTCATTGGCAACTCAATACCAAGGTCAATATACTGGATGGATAGAATTAGCTAGTAATATGATTCTTTATGGAGGAACAAGTGGTGCTCAAGCTAAAATTACGAATATTAGATTAATATCTGATTTATCAGCAACTTTGATTGGTAGTTTCTTTATTCCAAATCCAAATTTTTTAAATAATCCACGATTTGCAACTGGAAATAAAGTCTTTACATTGGTTAATAATAATCTGAACGATCAAAATGCTGCTAATACAATTGCTGAAGAAGGATTTATTTCTGATGGAACTATAGAAACAGTTCAGGAAAATATAGTTTCTGTTAGAAATGCAAGAATTCAAAATAAACAAGAATTTCAAACCAGGGCCGTATCTTCAACTTCATCATCATCCTCTGGTGGAGCAATTGGTTCAAATACAAGTTCTACAACTACATGGATTGGTTGGTATGATCCTCTTGCGCAATCTTTCTTAGTTAATGATGAAACTGGAATTTTCTTAACAAGATGTGATGTATTTTTTTCATCAAAAGATGATAATGATATTCCAGTAACATTCCAATTAAGAACGATAGGCCCCAATGGACATCCAACACAAAAAGTTTTACCATTTTCAGAAATTACTTTAGATCCTGGACAAATAAACACTTCTGCAGATTCATCTATTGCAACATCATTTATCTTTAAATCACCAGTTTATCTTGAAGGTGGTAAAGAGTATTGCATTTGTGTTGCATCAAACTCAACCAAATATAGTGTTTATATCTCAAGAGTTGGTGAAAATGATTTATTAACTCAAACTTATATTTCAAATCAACCATATCTTGGATCATTATTCAAGTCTCAAAATGGTTCTACTTGGGAACCAAGTGGATGGGAAGATATGAAATTCGTTCTGTACAGAGCAGATTTCTTATCAAATGGAAATGCAGAATACTATAGTCCAGAATTGTCTGAGGGTAATGGGCAAATACCCACTCTGCTTCCAAATTCTCTAAACACAAACTCAAGAAAAATTAGAGTAGGTCTTGGATCAACTTTACAAGATAGTGGATTGACTCTTGGAAATACTATTTCTCAATATGGCACAAATGCCTCAGGAAATTATGTAGGTAGTGCGGGAATTGCATACACTACTCTTAATATAATTAATGCAGGTATAGGTTATACTCCATCTTCAGGTGGACTTACATTTAATAATATTAATTTAACAACAATAACTGGTAATGGTAGAAATGCAACTGCAAATATTACTATTAGTAACGGTGTAGCAGTTGGTGCAACCATTTCAAATGGAGGTACAGGATATCAAGTTGGAGATGTTCTTGGAATTACAACTATTGGTGCCACCTCTATAGGAAAAAATGCAAGATTCTCTATAGTTTCTATTGCAAGTACAAATCAACTTATAATAGATAATGTTCAAGGTGATTTTGAAACTGGAATTGGTAAAACATTGCGCTATACAAATAGTTCTGGTATAACAACTGATTTGAATAAGTCTGTTGGTGTTGCAGTAACAGTATCTGAAATTATTGCAGAATCAGATGGATTACATATTTTGGTTAATCATAAAAATCATGGAATGTATTTCAATCAAAATTATGTTAAAATTTCTGGAGTTGAATCTGACATTGCACCAACAAAATTAAGTGTTGCATATAATTCAGACTCTACATCAGCAATTTCTGTTGATAGTATTTCAAACTTTACTACGTTTGAAAATGTTGGAGTTGGAACAACTACTTTGGGATATATTTTAATTGGGGATGAAGTAATTTCCTACACTTCTGCCTCTGGAGGTACACTTGGCGGTACTATTGTTAGAGGATCAAATGCTAAAAATTATTCAGCAGGAACTCCTGTCTATAAGTATGAATTATCTGGCGTATCTTTAAAGAGAATTAATATTACTCATAATCTTCAAAATGTAACAGTATCAAATCCAATTACTTTTGATTCTTATAATATTAAACTTGATATGTCATCGAATGGAAATGATAGATCTGTTGGTACAAGTTTTCCTAAACTTTATCTTAACAAATCCAAATCAACTGGTGGATATAATACTAAGGCAACTCAAAATATTCCTTTTGAGTTAGTTACTCCAATGGTTCAAAATTTAACTGTCCAAGGAACATCATTGAGTGCTGAAATAAGAACAATAACGGGACAAAGTATTAGTGGAAATGAAATTCCATATGTCAACAAGGGATTTGAATCTATTTCAATAAATAAAACAAATTATCTTGACAGTGCAAGGATAATTGCTTCCAAAGTAAATGAAGATTCAAATCTTAGTAATTTTCCTGGAAATAAATCTTTTGATATGAGACTTCTTTTGAGCACTATCGATAGTAGATTAAGTCCGGTTATCGATACTCAAAGAGTCAGTTTAATAACAACTTCAAACAGAGTAAACAGTATAATTACTGATTATGCAGCTGATAATAGAGTTAATAGTATTGCAGATGACCCCACAGCATTTCAATATCTTTCCAAAGAGATAACTTTAGAAAGTCCTGCATCATCAATTCTTCTCTTGATAAATGCAAATATCAATATTTACTCAGATATTCGCGCTTTTTATGCAATTGGAGAAAATCAAAACTTCACACCAATTTTTGTACCATTCCCAGGATATATGAATTTGGATGTAAGAAAGCAAGTTATCAATCCAACAAATAATGATGGTCGTCCAGATTCATATGTTTCTCCATCAACCACATTAGGATTTTTGTCACAAAATCTTGAATATAAAGAATATTCATTTAGTATTGATCAATTGCCAACATTTAGATCATATAGAATTAAGATTGTTTTGACTTCAACAAATCAAACATATGTACCAAGATTAAAAGATCTTAGAGTTATTACTCTTGCATAATATGAAACACTTAAAAGTTGATGGACATCCCAGTTTATTGAGGGATCCAAATACAAATTCAATTATTAATACAAATATGTCAGAATATCAAGAATATATTTTAAGACGTGATGCAAAAAATGAGGAGAATCAACAGATACAAAATCTTGAGTCTGATGTTGCTAATATGAAAGGTGATCTTGATGAAATAAAATTTTTACTTAGGAGTTTGATTGATGAATCCAAATAAAATAGAACTTGAAAATTTAAGCAAGAGTTTTGAATATTTCAAAATTGCTTCGGAAATAGATAATATAGAAAACATTGAGCAAATTAAAAATATTGCAAAATGTTATTATAAACTCTACTTAAAGCAGCAAGAAGTAGTATTATCTTTAGGAATTTCTTCAGTATCCTAAATATCTTAAGAGGTATTATATAAATGGCGCAACCATCTACTCGACAAGAATTAATAGATTACTGTAAGAGAAAACTGGGGGCGCCAGTTTTGGAAATCAATGTAGCTGATGAACAAATTGATGATCTTGTAGACGATGCTGTTCAGTTTTTTCAAGAGCGTCATTTTGATGGTGTTTATCCAGCATTCTTTAAATATCAATTTACGCAACAAGATATTGATAGGGGAAGAGCAAGAGGCAATAATTCAAGCGTTGGAATTGTAACTACAACAGTAAATACTACCATTGTAGGAACAGCAACAACATTCAAATATGAGGAAAATAGTAATTATTTACAAGTTCCTCCAGGTGTTATTGGCGTAAATAAGATATTTCAATATGATGGGTCAAACAATATTACTCATAATATGTTTAGTGTTAAATATCAATTATTCTTAAATGATGTTTATTATTGGGGCACAACAGAACTTTTATCATATGCAATGGTAAAAACATATCTTGAAGATCTTGATTTTTTACTCAATACTCAAAAACAAATTCGTTTTAATAAAAGACAAGATAGATTATATCTTGATATTGATTGGGGAGCAGTAACAGTAGGAAATTTTGTTATTTTAGATTGTTATGCTGTTTTAGATCCAAATGATTACAGTAGAGTTTGGAATGATTCTTTTATCAAACCATATTTAACTTCATTAATCAAACGTCAGTGGGGACAGAATATGATGAAATTTACTGGAGTTAAACTTCCAGGTGGAGTAGAACTTAATGGTCGTCAAATGTTTGATGATGCTCAAAGAGAAATTGATATTCTGATGGAAAAAATGTCCAATACTTATGAACTTCCACCTTTAGATATGATTGGTTAATCATATGCTTAATCCATTTTTTCTTCAAGGTTCGCAATCAGAAAAAAATTTGATTCAAGATTTAGTCAATGAACAATTGAGAATGTATGGTGTTGAAGTTTATTATTTGCCCAGAAAATATATTACACAAAATACTATTATAAAAGAAGTCATACAATCTTCATTTGATAATGCATATCCTATAGAGGCATATCTTGTTAGCTATGATGGTTATGGAGAAAATCCAACAATTCTTTCTAAATTTGGTATTCAAGCACTCAATGAATTAACTCTTACAATATCAAGAGAAAGATTTGAAAACTATATTTCTCCACTTATAAAAAATGAGGAAAATATTAAACTATCTACTCGCCCTAAAGAAGGAGATTTAATTTATTTTCCTTTTGGTGATCGTTTATTTGAAATAAAATATGTTGAACATGAGCAACCATTCTATCAACTTAACGGAAATACTAGTTACGATTTAAAATGCGAACTCTTTAGATATGAAGATGAAGTTATTGATACTGGAATTGGTCAAATTGATGATTCTATAGGTGGAAGTAATACTGGAGATACTAGTTCTGAGCATAATGCTTATGCAGCAATTCAAACATTAACACTTGTAGGAACTGGTGTAACTGCAACTGCTGTTACAAATGTAGTTAATGGTGGTATAAGATATTTTACTATTACAAATAGAGGTGGTGGTTATTCATCGCTACCAAAAGTTGCAATTTCTTCTGCCCCAACAGGAGGAATGACTGGAGTTGGATCAGCAACAATGATTGGAGGAATTGTGGTATGCAACAGCAATGTCAATCCTAATTTAAAATCGGTTCAATCTGTAGAAGTTATAAATGCTGGTTATGGGTATACTATAGCACCTAAAGTTGCATTCTTTGGTGATGGTGTTGGATCTGCAGCAACAACAACTATTGGTAATGGAGTTATTGGAATAGTTACAATTACAAATGGTGGTTCTGGATATACCTTACCACCACAGATCACATTTACTGGAATTTCAACTGTCTCAGCTGCAGCAACCGCAGTTGTAAGTTCTGCTGGAAGCATAACTCAAATAAGAATAACAAATGCTGGTCTTGGTTATACGGAAGTTCCAAATATTATAATTGGAAATCCTTCATTAACCTCTGTAGGAGACTATATTTTCAATGAAGTTGTGGTAGGTTCAATAAGCAGTACAACTGCAAGAGTAAGATCTTGGAATTTTATTACAAATAGTCTTGAAGTTTCCAACGTATCGGGAGAATTTTTAGTTTCAGAAACAATTGTTGGATCTGATTCGGGTGCTTCTCATAAATTAAGAATAATTAACACAAATCCAGCAAATGATGGATTTGCTGATAATGAAAATATAGAAAATGAAGCAGATTTAATTATAGATTTTAATGAAATTAATCCCTTTGGAATGCCATAACATAAATATATTTTATTATGATTAAATACTAGTAAAGAAATTTATCGAAATGTTTGAGTATTTTTATAACGAAATTTTAAGAAGAACTGTAATTGCATTTGGTTCTTTATTCAATAGTATAGAAATAAAGCACACAAATTCATCTAATAATGTTGTCAGTGTAATAAAAGTTCCTCTTGCATATGGCCCAACTCAAAAGTTTTTAGCAAGACTTGAACAATCAGCAGATTTAAGTAAAAAAACTCAAATAACATTACCAAGAATGTCATTTGAGTTTACTGGATTAACTTATGATGCATCAAGAAAAGTTACAACTACTCAATCATTTACCACAAAAGATGCAACAGATGGAACAGAAACAAAAAAAGCATATATGCCTGTTCCATATAATATGCAATTTGAATTGAGTATAATGTCAAAACTCAATGATGATTGTCTTCAAATTATTGAGCAAATTTTACCTTATTTTCAACCAGCATATACTCTTACAGTTGATTTAGTGGAAAGCATTAATGAAAAAAGAGATATTCCAATTGTTTTAGAAAATATTACTATGCAAGATGATTATGAAGGAGATTTCAACTCAAGAAGAGTTCTTCTTTATACATTAAGATTTACTGCAAAAACATATTTATTTGGACCAGTTTCTTCTGCAACAAAAGATATTATCAAAAAAACAACTCTCAGTTATATTACTGGCGACACTACTTCTGCACCAACAAGAGAAGTTGTTTATACTACAGAACCACGAGCAATCAAAAATTATACGGGTATAATTGTTGCAAATCTTTCAAAAGATATTACTGCAGAGGATATTTTAATTACTGTAAGTAATGCAAGTTTAATTTCTGCAAATACATATCTTGAAATTGAAGGCGAAGAAATTTATGTTAAGTCCAAATCTGGAAATGTTCTTACCGTTGACAGGGGTAAGGATGGTACAAATATTATTTCTCATCTTTCGGGAGCGCAAATAAAATCTATTACATCTGCCGATAATCTTCTGATTGAAGATGGAGATGATTTTGGATTTAGTGGATCTACACTCTAATACTTAGTATGAAAATGACAAAAAAGTTTGATGGTTTAAATGAAACGTTTAATGTTACAGGAGAAATAGTTTCTAATAATCCAGAGACATCAGTAGAAAAAATTGAAAAAATTTCAAATTCAGTAGATGATATAAAAAAAGATTATGATTATACAAGAGGAAATTTATATTCTCTCATAGAAAAAGGTCAAGAAGCAATTAATGGTATTCTTGAACTTGCCCAAGAAAGTGAGATGCCAAGAGCATATGAAGTTGCTGGACAATTAATTAAAAATGTAGCTGATGCAACTGATAAATTAATGGATCTTCAAAGGAAATTAAAAGATATTGAAGAAGATAGGGTAGTAAAGGGTCCAACAAATGTTACAAATGCTCTTTTTGTGGGATCTACTGCAGAATTGTCAAAATTATTAAAGAATGGACTGACCACAGAAGATAAATAAAAATAAAAAAAAATGCTAAAATTGAAACCTCATCTTTCAGTTCAACAAATTGCAAAGAAGCATCGTCTTGATGTTTCTTTCATTCAGAGTCAACTGGATATGGGAGAACCAATTGAACATGAGCATACTAAAGATCATACACTTGCGATGGATATTGCTTTACAGCATTTAGATGAAATTCCTGATTACTATACACGTCTAAAGAAAATGGAAGCATCTGCAAAGAAAGAACATAGAAAATTTAAAGACGTAAAAGAAGCATTGGATGAACAAAGATATTGTCCTCTTTGTAATAAGAGAGAAACAAAATCAGAATGCTCTTATGGAAATAAAGCATGGGAAGATTTTTCAGTGAAAGATCATGAGTATTCAATGGCACGTTCAGAAATTGATACTTTGGTAAAGGCAGCAGAGAGAATTAAAAAGAAAGTTGGTAAAGGTGAAGGTAATTTGGAAGCATGGGTTCAATCCAAAATTACCAAAGCAGCAGATTATCTTGATACGGCAGCAGATTATATTGCAAGTGGAGAAATGAATGAAGCAGCAAATCCTGCTCAACAAGCAGCAATTGCAATCAGTATGAAAAAGAAAGGAGTAAAACCAAAATCAGAAGTTGATGAGGCATGTTGGGTTGGATATAAACAAGAAGGTTTAAAGAAAAAAGGCAAAAAGATGGTTCCAAATTGTGTTCCAACAAACGAAGCAAAAACACTTGGATTTGAAATTAAAAAATCATCAGGTGCTGGAGCATTAACTCCAGATGCAGCAAAGCAACTTGGAGATAAAGCAGTGGCACTTCAAAAGAAAAAAGCAGCAGCAGTTACCCTACCAAAATTAAAAGAACATAGAGGAATTGTTGCAAAAATTCTTGAAGAACTTCAAACAGAATCAAAGTCTGGAGATTCATCACTTCATGACTGGTTTGCAAAAAGTAACTCTTCTGATGGAAAACCTGGATGGGTTCAATTGGGTGGAAAATATGCAGGCAAATCATGTGCAAAACAACCGGGACAAACCACCAAACCAAAGTGTGGTAGTTCTAAAATGTCGTCAGAAATGTCTCCAGAAGAAGAGGATAGTGCAGCAAGAAGAAAAAGAAGAGAAGATCCAAATCCAGAAAGAAAAGGTAAGGCAAAAAATGTTGCAACTGAAGAATTTGTAAATGAAGACGCATGTAAAGAAAAAGTAAAATCAAGATATAAAATTTGGCCAAGTGCATATGCATCAGGAGCACTTGTAAAATGTCGTAAAGCGGGTGCCAAAAATTGGGGAAATAAAACCAAAAAAGAAGATGTAACAATTGAAGATGCAAATGGAATCACATTTGCTGAAGTAATTGATGTCATTAAACCAGAACCAATTAAAGGATTTAAGCAACAGATAGGTGAGTCAATACGTCTACAATCAGAAACTGGAAATATCATTGCAGTTATTTTAAATTGGAGAGGAAAAGCATATTCTATCAGAATGTTCTTCCCACAGTCAGGAATGCCTTCCAAAAAAGATGTAACCACTGAAATCCAAAAGGTATATCCAGGAGCTCAAGTTCTTCAATATAATGTCTCAACACTTCAACCAGGAATGCCTCTAATTCAGGTTGTAAATTCCAAATCAAAAAATTATCTTTTGAATAATAAGACTATTGGCGAAGAAAATATTGAAGAAGTTGCTGCATGGCAAAAAAAAGCGGGAAAGAATCCTGAGGGTGGTCTAAACAAAAAAGGAATTGCTTCTTACCGTAAAGAGCATCCTGGATCACACCTCTCACTTGCGGTTACCACACCACCATCAGAATTAAAACCAGGATCAAAAGCAGCAAATAGAAGAAAATCTTTCTGTGCGCGTATGGGCGGGATGCCTGGTCCTATGAAAGATGAAAAAGGAAGACCAACAAGAAAAGCACTTTCATTAAGAAAGTGGAACTGCTAATATAATAGAGTTATAATATGGCTGATGACATTTATCTTGGTAATCCCAATCTAAAAAAAGCAAATACTGCAATTGAATTTACTCAAGATCAAATCCTTGAGTTTATGAAATGCAAAGAAGATCCTGTTTATTTTGCACTAAATTACATTAAAATTGTTACTCTTGACCACGGACTACAACCTTTTAGAATGTATCCGTTCCAAGAGAAGTTAATTAGTAATTTCCATGAGAACAGATTTAATATCTGTAAGATGCCTCGTCAGACAGGTAAATCAACTACCTGCGTATCTTATCTTCTTCATTATGCAGTATTCAATGATAATGTGAATATTGCAATTCTTGCAAACAAAGCATCAACTGCAAGAGATCTTCTCAGTAGATTACAACTGGCATATGAGAACCTCCCTAAGTGGATGCAGCAGGGAATCCTATCATGGAATAAAGGTAGTTTAGAATTGGAGAATGGATCAAAGATTCTTGCAGCATCCACATCAGCATCTGCAGTTCGTGGTGGTTCTTATAACGTCATCTTTTTGGACGAATTTGCGTTTATTCCGAATCATATTGCAGACCAATTCTTTGCATCTGTTTATCCTACTATTTCTTCTGGTAAGAGCACAAAAGTTATTATAGTTTCAACACCACACGGTATGAATCATTTCTACCGTATGTGGCACGATGCGGAAAGAAATAAAAATGAATATGTACCAACAGATGTTCATTGGAGCGAAGTTCCGGGTAGAGATGAGGCATGGAAAGCACAAACAATTGCAAACACATCAGAGCAACAATTCAAGGTTGAGTTTGAATGCGAATTCCTTGGATCTGTTGATACACTGATTGCTCCATCTAAACTCAGAACCCTTGTCTATGACCATCCTAAGACCCGTAGCGC